TACGACTGTTCAATTTTGAATGGCCTGCACTGGCACGGCTCGCACGAGGGCATCAACAACCCGACAGCGGACAATATCCGGCGCTGGCAGGGCGAATTTGCGCGTATTGCTGAAATGCCAGCACGCGCGCGGATCATTAATTGCAGCCGACAGACCAGCCTTAGCTGCTTCCCACGCGCTGCGCTGGAAGACGTCATCAGGGAGTTCCATGAAAGCGAAACCGATATTTATTGATGGCATGCAGGGGCTGGGTGACTCGATTTACCAGCGCGCCTTCGTCAAACAACTTCCTGCAGGCAGCTACATCAAAACCGCCTGGCCGGAGATATACGAAGACTTGCCGGTAAAGCCTGTCCGAAGTGAAACGACGCTGCGAACGCAGCAGAAGAATGAATCACGATCATCAGCCGTCTGGTATGAATTGCCGGAAAGCTACGAATGCCGTCGCATCTTCTATGGTCCAGCAGAACTCGAACGCGGTTCGATTCTTGATGCGATGCGCGCCAAGTTCCGGACCGAGCCTGGCAGCTTTGATTTGCCGTCACTGTATCCGCCGAATCCTTATAGCGATAAGCCTATTGCGGTAATTCGCCCGGCAACGGTGCGCAGCGAATGGCGCAGTGATTCCCGTAATCCGGATCCTGATTATCTGGTTCAGGCTTCGCGAATTCTGCGACAGCACTTCTTCGTTATCAGTGTTGCTGATCTGGAAGAGGGTAAAGAGTGGCTGGTTGGCGAACCGCCTGAGGCAGATTTGCATCTGCATCGGGGCGAACTGACGTTACGCGGGCTGATGTCGCTGGTTGAAAACGCTGCTGTTGTCGTTACGCCTGTAGGGTGGGCGTTACCAGCGGCCATCTGCTACCAGACGCCGGTCTATATCGTTGCTGGTGGTCGTGGTGCGCACAACGCGCCAGAGATTGTTACCGACAGCGCAATGGACCTAAGTAACGTTGGCTGGGCGATGCCTGACAATTACTGCCGCTGTCATCAGTGGGACCACCAGTGCGACAAGGGCATTTCAGGATTCAGCAATAAATTTGAGGCCTGGCTGAATGAAAGAGTTTTATCAAAAGGTTGAAAGCGAGCTGGTGTTCTTCCCTGAGCTGGGGATAGGGCGCTTTCCGGTACCACAGGACCGGCCGTATAACGAAGACTACTTCCAGCGCTACCGCAAACTGGCTGACACCGAAGTTGGCCGCCAGTTGACGATTTCCCGCATTGAACTGGTTGCGCGCCATTATCACGGGCCAGTCCTCGACGTTGGCATCGGAGCGGGTCAGTTCGTTTCAATGCGCCCGTTCACGAACGGCTATGACGTTAATCCTGCTGGTGTTGAATGGCTCAAGGGTAAAGGGCTCTACGTTGACCTTTACAACTCGACCAGCCCGGCAATCAGCATGTGGGATGTGCTCGAGCATATTGATGATCCGGAAGCCGCCGTTGCGCGCGCTGATGAGTTCGTGTTCGTCTCGATACCCATCTTCCGCGACAGCGCCGACATTCTTCAATCGCATCACTTCCGCAAGGATGAACACATCTGGTACTTCACCGACGATGGCCTGCGCAGCTGGTTCCGCAAGCAGGGATTCGAATGCGTGGAGCACAATCGCATGGAATGCGAATTAGGCCGGCAGGGGATCGGCACTTACGCCTTCCGCCGCATTAAATAAAAAACCCGCGAATTCGCGGGTTTTCTGCATCTGGAGCAGCAAGGTCGAACTTTTCTCATCACAAAGAAAAGTGTACTCGGGCTCGCTTATCCCCGGATGAAGAAAATTCCGAATTCAGTCGAGCCCCTACGAGGGGTGGATCATGAAAACTATGGCAGACAAAGTGACGACAGCTGCGGCATACACCACATCGGGGGCTACGTTCCTCGCAGGCAGCATGTCGCTAAATGAATGGCTGGCGATTGGCGGCTTCATCCTGGCTATGGCGACATTCTGCGTAAACGTCTATTTCCAGCGCAAACGTGATCGACGTGAAGAGCGCTATGACCAAATCCGAAGAGAGGCGCGACGTGAGCCAGATTATCCAGATCCTAAATTTTGAGGAAGGGTATCGGGAGGCGCCTTATCTCGATACGCAGGGCTATCCAACGGTTGCTGGTGGAATCCGCATCGGTCCAAAAGGCGGCAATCTTTCCAGCTACGTGTTCACCGTTCCTCGTCAGGTAGGTGATGTGTGGAAACAGGTGATTGTGACTGGAAAGGTCAACCAGATGAATTCGCGGCCCATCATCAAAGCTGCGCTGGATAAATGCAATTCAGCGCGCGCTGATGTGCTTACCAGCATGGCCTATCAGATGGGCGTTGATGGTCTGGCATTATTCCGTGGCACCTTGGGCAGCATTGCTAACGGCGATTTCGACGCGGCGGCTAATGGCATGCTAGATAGCCTCTGGGCTCGACAGACACCGCTAAGAGCACGGCGTCACGCGGATGTGATGCGCACAGGCACCTATGACATCTACAAGGGGCTGATATGATTTTTTTTATTCTGCCTCTCGTTGTCCTGTTTGCTGTTGTTGTGCTGCTGCTGATCCGCAAATACACGGCACTTGAGTTTGTCGAGCACACCCGGTTGCTGTGGAAAACGTGGTCTGTTTGGCTGGGCAGCGTTGGTGCGGCAATAGGCGTCATTCTCCTGCAGTTTCCTGACGCCGCTCTGAACGCCTGGAATATGCTGCCGCCCGATTTAAAGAGCTACATCCCGCCGCACATCCTCAGTTACATCAGCCCCGCACTGATGGGGCTGGCCGTTGCTGCGCAGTATGTGCGGCAGTCGAAGCTGAAATCGCGCGTTGACGCGATGAAGGATGGCCCATGACAGCAATCATTACCATGCTTGCCGGTAGCTGGCACTGGCTGGCTGCGCTCGCTGCTGTTATTGCTGCGCTGGTGGGCAGTTATTTTGGCGGCAAGAAGATCGGCACTGTTCAAACTCAGGCTAAAGCCGATGTGAAAGCTGCGCAGGTGGAATCAAACGAAGTGGCAGCTGTAGCCAAACAGCAAGCCCAGAACGTGGAGAAGGCGAACAGTGTTAAGCAAAACAATGCTGCTCTTAGCGATGACGCTGCTCGCGACAAGTTGCGTCGATCACCCTTCAACAGCGACGACTGACGCGCCGGTAAGAATCGTTGATTCCATGTGTACCAGTGATTCGGTGATCCGCACGCATGGTAAAGATGCTGACGTGATGGACATCCGCACAGTGCGCGCGATTAACGATCACAACGACCTGTGGGTCAGCCTGTGCGGAGAGCCCAAATGAATCCATTCAAGGTGGCCATAACGTGGCTACTAACTAAACACGTCAAAGAGGACAGGAAATTGAGCGAACCACTGAATGACTCCACTGGTGATCAGCCGGCAATCATTGAGGCTGCGCCTGCTGTGGCCGACGCGCCAGTCATCGTTGCAGAACCGGTTATCCCGCTGCCAGCTGCGAAAGAGGGTGTGCAGGACTTTGAGAAGGCGTTCCAGTTTGTTGCCGCAGGCGTTGCCAAGCTGGGTAGCGCTGCTGAGAGCGAGCTTATTGATCTGGCTAAAAAGTATCTGTGATTTTGCAAAAGGCGCTAACCAGCGCCTTTGACAAAGTGACAAACGTGACGGGGAAAATATGCAACGTCCATTGCCGCCGGCAAGCTTCGTTGAGGAGTTCACGCCCTACATTAAGCTGATGCCAGCTGGTGATATGTTCGGCTGGATCACCGACAACATCTTTGATGCTGAGGGAAGCCTGCATAATCCTGATCACCTTCATCTGGTTGATGCTGACATTGCTTTTCTGTGGGCAGCATCTGCGTTCACCAAAAAAGGCCGCACCGTGCTGGGCCAGGCTGAAGAAGTAATGATGCGTGCCGGTGGCTGGCAGAAAGCGAGGATGGAACAGCAGCTTTATGAGTGGTTCGGTCGTAAGCCTGGCTTCATCATCACGCTCGCTGCTGATTACTGCCTGCAATGCTCTGACGCTGAGTTCTGCGCGCTGGTTGAGCATGAGCTTTACCACATCGCACAAAAAGTAGACGAGTTCGGCGCGCCTGAATTCACACGTGATGGACAGCCCAAGCTTTGCATGCGTGGGCACGACGTTGAAGAGTTCACTGGTGTGGTGCGCCGCTACGGCGCCAGCGTTGAAGTGCAGGAGATGATCGACGCCGCCAGCCAACCGGCTGAGGTAGCAAAACTGAATATAGCCAGAGCGTGCGGTACGTGCATGCTCAGGCTGGTTAATTAGTGACTGATTATGACGGGCAGGTAAACAATGGCGACTCTCAAAGGTGAGGTCAAAGCCTTCATCGTCCAGTCGCTCGCCTGCTTTGATACGCCATCGGTTGTGGCGGAGTCCGTCAAGAAAGAATTCGGGATCACCATCAGCCGCCAGCAAGTTGAGTCGCACGACCCAACTAAAGCAAATGGGCGAGGGCTGGCACAAAAATGGGTGGACATGTTCAACAGCACCCGCGCGCGCTTCCAGAATGAAATAGCTGATATCCCGATCGCCAATAAAGCGTATCGCCTGCGCGCGCTTGATCGGATGGCGACGCGCACCGAGGGGATGAAGAACTTCGCGCTCACCGCGCAGCTGATAGAGCAGGCAGCCAAAGAGGTTGGCGACGCTTACACCAACAAAGTGAAGGTGGAGAGCACCGGCGCTGGTGGCGGTCCAATCAAAACGGAGAATGTCACGCTCACGTCTGAACAGGCTGCTGAGGCATACCGCAAGATGATGGGATAACTGCTGGAAATAGCGGTTTGGTCACGCTTCAGGGCTATGCAATTTCGGGGCAATTTTATTCACCGTTTATGCAGTCCGCTTTCAGCTATTTCGCTATGAAATCATGGGGAAATAAGCCTTTCGAGGTGTAATTCAAGTGAGTGTCCCCGGCGCGCGGCGGGTAATGTCTCTTATGTTAAATAGGGCCGAATTCAGCCCTATTTACTATTACGCTTCATAACGGATAACGCTTAGGTTTCATCATGGATATCAGTTGAACCGCCATTCTTCTGAACCGATGCGATACCTTTTTCTGCTGCTTGTTTTGTCTTGTACATCTCACTCGTGGCTATGACCTCATGATTGTCAGCCTTGAGTACAAAATAATATTCCTGATCGCCAAATAGCGTTGCAGCCATTGATAAACCAGTCTTTGGTTCAGTCTTTTTTATTACGTAATAGCCCATGAGGTATCTCCTTATACCGACGCCCCACGCGTCGGGTACTTCACTATTTCCTGGGGCTAAACATACGTCAAACTCAATTTACATAGGCTCATTGTGCAATGCCGATTCCATTCCCCTTCGATTTCAAGAACCCTGACTACACGCAGGTTTTCGAATGGAGAATGGAGCGGCTGCAGCGCATTAGGCAGAACCCCGAGGTGCTGCCAGCGCTGCGCGCATTCTATCGCGATGATCCGGCGCAGTTCATCATTGATTGGGGCATCACCACCGACCCGCGTAACCTTGATTATGGGCTGCCGGTGTCAATACCTTTCTTGCTGTTCCCGAAACAGGAAGAGTGGATCCACTGGATAATGGACCGGCGCGGCCATCACGAGAATGGCATTACCGAGAAGAGCCGCGAAATGGGGCTCAGCTGGACGTCAATCGGCCTGGCCTGCGCGATGTGCCTCTTCAACAAAGAAATGGTGATCGGCTTCGGTTCCCGTAAAGAGGAATACGTCGACAGCACCGGCGACCCGAAGGCGCTGTTCTGGAAAGCGCGTAAATTCGTCGAGATGTTGCCGGTTGAGTTTCGCGGCGAGTGGAGCGCGAAGAAGCACGCGCCATATATGCGCGTTGAGTTCCCGACCACCGGCGCAGTACTGAAGGGTGAGGCGGGCGACAACATCGGTCGCGGTGACCGTACCACGCTTTATTTCGTGGATGAGGCAGCGTTCCTGCAGCGCCCGCTGCTCATTGAGGCTTCGCTGTCACAAACCACGCGATGCCGTATCGACCTGTCTTCGGTCAACGGCATGGCGAACCCGTTCGCGCAGAAGCGCCACGGCGGCCGCATTCCGGTATTTACGTTCCACTGGCGCAGCGACCCGCGTAAAGACGACGAGTGGTACCGCAAAGAATGCGAGAAAATCGATAACCCGGTGGTGGTGGCGCAGGAGCTTGACCTCAATTACGCGGCATCAGCGGAAGGCGTGCTGATTCCAAGCGATTGGGTGCAGGCTGCTATCGATGCTCACATCAAACTGGGCATTGAGCCTACCGGCAAGCGCCTGGGCGCGATGGACGTTGCCGATGAGGGGCGCGACAAAAACGCCTTCTCCTCGCGTCATGGCTTCCTGCTGGAGAACATCCGCGAGTGGTCTGGCGTTGGCAGCGACATTTACGGATCGGTGGAGAAAGTGTTCGGGTACTGCGAAGAGGACCGCATTGAGGAGTTCCGCTTTGATGAAGACGGCCTCGGCGCTGGCGTTCGCGGCGATGCGCGCGCAATCAATGAGCTGCGCAAAGCGGCGCGCCGGCCAACCATCCTTGCCACGCCATTTCGCGGCAGCGGCGCGGTGTTCGATCCGGATGCTGAGGCAGTGCGTGGCGACAATGGCCAGGCGGCGCGCCTGAATAAAGATTTCTTCGCCAACTCCAAAGCACAAAGCTGGTGGCACCTGCGCAAGCGATTCCAGAACACTTACCGCGCGGTGGTTGAAGGCATGGCCTACAACCCCGACGAAATCATTTCGATCAGCAGCAGCATGGCGAACAAGGACAAACTCGTGATTG